TGGTGGACGGGAAACGGCAGTGCTCCATTCAAGTCAGTGCTGCGGTTCAAGTCCTACCCAAAACCGTTTATGACACGGTCACCGAAGCGAAGAAGGAATCCGCCAAAACCACCGTGGGAACGTTGGCGCTTGTGGAGTCGGCATCAACGCTCGAGACTATCGTCCTCAAAGAAGCGAAAGCCGACTACGGCATCAAGCTAATCGCTCCCGGCAAAGGATCGAGCGCGTTCTACCCGAAAGAAGTTCTCGAACGCGACGGACCCAAGGTTTTCAAAGCCGGAACGCATGTTTATCTCAACCATCCGACAGCGGCGGAAGAGGCATCCCGACCCGAGGGTGACGTAAAGAACCTGGCCGGGGTGCTCACCACTTCAGCGGTCTACAACGAAGCCGGCGCCTCTGGACCCGGACTGTACGCACGCATGAAAGTCTTTGCCGACCATGCCCAGACGGTAGAGGAAAAAGCTCCGCACGTCGGTATGTCCATCCGGGCGTCGGGAATTGCCGAGTCAGGCAAGAGCAAAGACGGCTTACCAGTTTTGAAGGAATTGACCAGCGCCGAATCGGTTGACGTTGTGACCAAAGCCGGCGCGGGCGGAATGATTTTGCAGGAAGGGGCACGCCCCGTAAGCGCAAAAGAAGGCGTGCAGTCGTTGTACGAGGTCCTTGGTGTGAAAGACTCGAAGGAGGGCGAAATGACGCCTGATGAAGTCAAGAAACTCGTAGAGAGCGGAATCGCGGAAGCGACCAAGCCTCTCGTCGAATCCAATCGCGCATTGCGGCAGAGAGCACTTGCTTTCGACGCGCGCGAAGAAGGCGAACGGTTACTTGAAACCGTCACGCTCCCGGAAGAGGCCAAGGCCAAGGTCATCCGGGAAGCGGTTCGCTCACTCCCTCTGACTGCCGAAGGTGAACTCGACCTGAAGAAGTTCAGCGAAAGCATCGTGGAGCTGGCGAAGACCGAGGGCGCCTATCTCGCCAAGATCACCGGATCGGGGAAGGTCTTCGGCATGGGGCCGACCATCGTCACCGAAGCCGATGACAAGGCTGCGCGCAAAGCCGAGAAGAAACGGCTAAAGGAAGCCAAGCGCGTGAAGGAAGCCGGGCGCGACGCTTTCGAAGCGTTGGGGATGCCGAAAGAAGCGGCGAAACTCGCCGCGCGAGAGGTTGCCTAACATGACCAACGAAGTCTATCAAGATAGACCGGACAACGCGGAATGGTTTCCGTGTCCGACCACCGTCACTTCGGGAATGCCGGTTCTCATCGGCAGACGTCCCGCAGTCGCGTTGGACGCTTACGACTCGAACCGCGGCGGAACAACCTTCCGATTCACCGGGACGTTTTCATTGACCGTCACCGGGCAGTCTTCGCTTTCTCCGAACGTCAATCAGCAGATCAACCCCGGTGATCGGCTGTACGCCACCGGCTCTCTCGACGCGACGACCAACGTGACCACTGGATTGACCATCGACGCCACACGCGGAAACATCGCGTTCGGCTCGCTCGGAAACGACACGGTATTAGCGGGCCAGGTGAAGACTACCGCGCTCGTGAAACTGCTCGAAACGGTCGGTGTGGACAACCCGTAAAGGAGAACAATCATGGAAACCACAGAATTGAGAAACCTCGGGCAGTTCGACCACACGACGCAGGACATCAACGCTCACGAAGCCGTAGCGGGAATGATGGCGGCGCGCAGAAACGCCAACGCCGCTCATCAACGCCGGGTGAACGAAGCAGCAAGGCTCATGGCAAACGTTCTCAGTGGCCAGGAAGATCCGTTTCTTCTGAAAGAAGCGATGTTTCCGAAGCACGACTACGCTGTGGCTCACCTGGTCGAGCACTATCCGGGCATCTTCAGCAATGCCTACAGCGACAAATCAGGCCGTATCGGACTCCGCGAAACCATGTCGGTCTCCGACTACACCGCATTGTCGGTGGACGTCTTGGACCGTATGTTCTACGGCTATTACAACGTCGCGCCAGTGGCCAACAAAGCACTGGTGAAACAAGTCTCTCTCCGCGACTTCCGTACGGTGAAGCGGTTCATCGAAGACGGCGCAACCACGCCGTTGACGATCGTGAAGAACGGTTCGCCGAATCCCGAGAGAGCAATCGGGCCGGAAACCGTCGTCACGTATTACCCGGATCTTTACGCTTCGAATGCGCGGATCAACTGGCGCGCCATTGTCAACGATGACCTGGGAATTTTCCAGGATCTTCCAAAGAAGATGGCTATCCAGGGTATTCGTGCGATTCAGCAATTCATCACCGGGCTTTATGTTCAGTCTTCGGGCTTGAACACTTCGCTCTACAAAGCCGGTTTCACCAATCAGATCACCACGGCGAACGGCGCGGCTTCGAATAACCCGGCGCTTTCGATTCAAGGTATCCAGGACGCTTTCAAGGTCTTGGCGAAGATGAAAGACGCGGACGGTTACCCGATTGTTCTGATGGGCCAACTGTATCTCTGGTATGGTCCCGCTCTCGTCGCGACCGCGAACAACCTGATGAACCTGCTACAGAGCTACATCCAGGTTGAAGGCGGAACGACGAATGCCCAAGGCTTCCCGGCTCAGTTCGTGAACACGAACAACTGGGCAGTGCGGAACATGGTGCCGATCATGGATCAGTTCATTCCCATCGTCTGCACCACGGCGACCACGCAAGACACTCTGTGGGGATTGACTTACGATCCCAACGCTCAAAACCGTCCCAGCTTGGAAATGGGCTTTCTGACCGGCTTCGACACGCCTCAGCTTTATCAGAAGGTTCCGAACACCATGCGAATCGGCGGGGGAGTCGATCCGACCTTAGGCGACTGGCGCTCGATGGATCAGGAATTGAAAATCATCACCGTGTTCGGCGGGACGCAGATCGACGGACGTTCGACCGTGGCCTCAACAGGACGCGGAGTTTAGCTTTCCTGGGAGGGAACCAATGGGGCGGCTCGCATATCTTCCTCCGAGTATGTGGGCCGCTTTCGTGGTTTTCATGAGCTTTTCTTACAACATCGTGAGTCCCGGGCCGAACGATTACGTTCGGTTGCTCTGTTCTGACACCCAGAGCTTAAATCACATCTTCGAAGACGAAGAAATCACGATGGCGTACACGATTCAGGCCGCGCAATTCCAGAGCGCGCAGTTTTACTCGGGCTCTCAAGGTGCGAATCTTCCGACGTCGCCAGTGTCGTATCTTCGCGTGGCCGCATTGCTGCTCGATGCTCTTGCAGCCAACAAAGCTCGCCTGGCTTCCATCAAGCAACTGCTCGATGTGCGGCTGGACTCTTCGGACGCCTCGATTCAGTTGAGAGCGACAGCCGCGGAATATCGGGAAGTTGACGACAACGCCGGCGCGTTCATGATTATCGAGCAAGTCAACGATGCGTTTTCATTCAGGGATCGCTTTTGGAAGACGGTCCAAAGGAACTCGGCGGTATGAACCAATCACTCGCCTACGAGTTCACCCAGGTTGTTCCGCAAGTCGTCGCCACAGGTGTTCAGGTTTCGCTCTGCAACATTCTGGTTCGCAACGCCTCCGGTGGACAGCCGGTCACCGACTCGATGGGGCAGGTAGACACATCGATCCCGGATTACACCGTGCTTCCAGGGCATTCGAATATTCCCTGCCAACTCGCGGTGAACAAACTGCGACCGGACGAAGGTGGAGTGGTCCGCAGGCCGGAACAGTACGACACGATGGGGATGCGCGCATTGGAATTGAACGGATATTATCCGCTGATTCTTCAACAGCACTTGGCACAGGTCGACGGCACGACTTACGAAGTCATGGCGGTCGAGTCGGATTCGCAGAAACAGATTACCCGCTTGGCAGTGAGGCTCTACACGTTATGAGGCTCACCGTTTCAATTACCGGGCTTTCGGAACTTGATTTGAAGGTCCGCTACATGCGCGAAGCCGCAATCTCCGGTTTGAAATTGTCGGTTCCCGAAGCGGCTCAGTTGTTCGTCGAAGAGGCCAAGGTTCTTGTCCCTGTCGATACTGGACGATTACAGGAAGCGATTCACGCCGAAAGCTTGGAAGACTCCGACTATCGCCAGACCATGCAAGTCGCTCCGTTTGTCGAAGCGGGGAACGATTGGGGATTCGATCCGGCTTACGCCAGGCGAATCGAGTACGGCTTCTTCGGCACAGACAAACTCGGCCGGAATTATCACCAAGCCGCACAACCGTACATGCGACCGGCGTATGACGCAAAGCAAACGGAAGCGGCAGAAGTCATCAAGAGCGGAGTGTCCGAAAGTCTGTACGGCGTGATGGGGAGGGCATGAGTGTTGAATCAATCCTTCTCTCGGAATTGCTGGCTGATGCTGGCCTTAGTGCACTCATCGGCGCTCGGCTGTATCAGGTGCAGCTTCCACAAAACCCAACCTATCCCTGCGGGGTCTTTCAGCGTGTCTCGACTCAACCCCTGTACGTCCACAGCGTGCGCGGCCGTGTTCCTCTCACCGGAGGGCAAGCAACCGTTGGCTGGGCAAGATTCAGCTTTAGCTTTTGGTCGAACGATGGAAAGAACGGGGCGGCGATTGTCGACTCGATCGCGCTCGCGCTCATGGCCGCGATGGAAAACGTCAACCTCATCGCTCTGCCAACTTCGCCGGCCACGATTAACAACGCTCCGAACTTTCTACTCACGCGGAGAATGTCGATTGAACCTCAGACTCAGCCTCCGCTTTTCAAGGCAATGCTCGATTTCAAATGTTGGTATTCCGACCAATGATTATCGTTTCCAAACAGGAACGCGTGGCGGCTTCGCTGGTTCGGGTATCGGCTCTGGCTTCGGCGGGGCGGCTTCGGCGACCGGCAGCGACCTCCAACTCAGCAACGTTCGGCACTTGGGGCAAATCTTGACGCCGACGTCGCAGATGTTCGAGCAACCTTCGCACTCGCGGCGGTATTTCTCTAGCTCTTCATCCGGCAAACGCGGGATATCGGAATCGTTGGACTTTGGCATTTCACGAATCGTATCACAGGAGAACACTTAAATGGCTACCCCGATCGCACAAGCCGCGATAAACACCTTCCTGCAGCTCTCGGATGGAAACTCTCCCGAGACGTTGCAGACCGTCGCGAACGTCGGAGACATCACCGGGCCGACTTTCGCCGGCGCGGTCGTGGACGTAACGTCGCATTCGACCGGGAACGCCTGGCGCCAGAAGATCGTTACGTTGCTCGACCCCGGCACTATGACGTTTCCGTGCTTCTTCATCCCGAACGACGCGGGACACAAGCGTTTACTGGGCGTCTTCTTCAATCGCGGCTTGCCGACTTTGCCGCAGAACAACTGCGACTGGGCGATCTCCTTCCCGACATCTCCCAGAACGGTCTGGAATATCTCGGCGTGGATGTCCAAGTTCGGGATGGACATGAAAGTCGCAGACGTGGTGCGCGCCAATACCGAACTGGTATTGACCGGCGAACCCGCTATCCCTGGAGTCGACGCGTAGGAGGAATCATGGCAGAGCAACTCATTGGCTTTCTGGTGGTGTTGGTAATTTTCTGCATCATCGCGTTGGGTCTCTACTGGGTGTGCACGAAGTTCATACTTCCGCAACCCGTCATGTGGCTGTGCGGGGCGATTCTGCTCATC